AATACCCGTTGTAATATATCTTCCTCGGCCAATTGTGGTCTTACCGCCAAGAGCTTCATATTAGCTCCTTTTTTATTCAATTGCATCTATAATATTACCGTCCACATTAAAGTCTAATAGAATTGCGCGGCCATCTTGATACTGCAAATATCCGTACTGTTTGTTAATTAAGGCGTCAACTTCTGGGCCAAATGAAACATAATCATCCCCACTACCATCAAAGAGCCATCCAACAATTTGACCGGCTTTTGTTCTCGGAAATCCCAATTCTTCATAGACATCATTTAGGAATAAATATCCTTGAGCTTTAAGCCGTTCATTCGCCCATCCGTTCTTTAAAATAAGATTAGTGGCATTATAATCAGCCGCACTACTCCATTCGGAACTACCAGTATATGTTCCATCATAATTATACTGTTGTTCTTCAAACTTTCGTGCATACATACTCAATTCATTCGGACCGAGTTTCTGAACTTGTTTCTTTACTTTCTTTTTTCCATCTTTAGTTTTTACTTCTTCAGTTACAGTTTCATACTCAGTTCCATAACGAAAATGGAAATCTTTTTCTGCTCCAAGTTCTTTTGTAACTCGCCCGCGGTATTCATTAAATGCCTTCTCAATTAGAGAATATGCTCCAGCAATGGCGATGTTACGTTTCTTGAGAATAAAGGAAGATCCAAGAAGTCCACCAAGTGATAAAATACCGACGGCAATGGACGGGCCATATAAGGCAAGGAATTCTTTTCCAGTATTCAAATATGTTAATACCAAATCTTGTTGAACCGCCGATTCTTGATATGATTCCGAGTTTAAACTTTTGGCTTCATTAATGGCATCGATCATCGCACGATGTTCTTCCAAAATTGCCGGAGCCTTTAATGTAGCCTTACTTGCCATAACGATTGTCGCGACAAATCCAATACTACCGCCAATAGCCAAAAGTTCAGGACTAAACTTTTTTAAAGTAAATAGTCCTTTATGTGCAGCTCTCCCGAGTTTTGTTCCAACGCAGGCTAACTTATTTCCAGTTTCACAAACTGTTCCAACACTCATTGTTTTCTCCTTTTCATAATATGAAAAAATAAATGAGGTGAAATCGGCGGTTAAATATAGTTTTCACAATAATTTAACAGGCCTAATTCACCTCATTATATGCTTTGTAAATTTCGCGATCTATTCTTCGGGTTTTTCCTCGGGAGCTTTTTTATCCTTTTTATCCCGTTCTTCTTGGAATGCCCATAGCATTTTTTGCTTTGCTTTCTCCCGAGCTTTTTTTGCAAGGTCTTCATCTAATATTCGATTTTTAATTACAACCTTATTTGGCATAGGCCTCTATTCTATTACTTCATGTCGGGGAATAGTGGCAATTGAACCTCATTCCCAGTCTGCTTATCTGTACTCGAAATATCTTTCTTTTCCTGACTCATTTTGTACCATATAGCGATTATCTGATCATCCGCCATTTTGTCAACTCTATTTCTCCATGCAGTACTCGTCGGATATTTCGAATGTAAAAGAGTTTTCATCTGGCTAATTGTTGGCATAATTTACTTCTTTTTTAGAAATGCCATACTCTTTATACTTTTTCGATCTCTTCGCTTTGTAACGAGCTTGGAATATAAATCTTTTACTCGATTCTTTTGTTCCTTGTTGATCTTAGCCTTCATATATATTGCACCACTTGCTACTCCAAGTCCATAGATAACAGTGCAAGCTGCAACCTTAGTAAATTTATTCATTTTTCCTCCTCAAGTAATGTTCCATATGGGAGCAGACCAAACTTGGTATCATCAATGTTACACTCATCTAAAGATCGTTCTTCTCCCCAGATTGTAATAAGTTTTGTTTCTGGAGAAGACTTTTTAAGTTGTAAAAATTCGACTGGTGTTAATAGTTTGATTGTCCTTCCCACATATTTTGTACTAACCCGTGCTCCAAAAGCTGATATTTTCCAGTGATTAGACATTAATCCTCCTTTAGTACTTTCAAGATTCATCCCTGCCAGCGGTTTTACGGTCCATGAGATGCTTGGCACCCTTCGCCAACCTTTAGACGCGAATAAGGAGGATATTGGCCTGCTGACTAGGCTACACATTATAAATGGGCGTCACTCCGCGTGTACTTCCCTCTAACCAGGGATGAATCTTGAAAGTACTGTAAATATGATAATCAATAAGATGCTAAATTTCTCTTGGCCTTGGCAAACGTACTAAATATCCATTACGAACACGGTCGACAGATGCTTCGGCAATATTTGTCCAACCATACTTGTTATCTACAAAGCTACTTTCAATACCAAGAAGATCATAGTAATCGCCAACAGATGCTACTCCATAATCATCAATCAGATCGGCCAAATGAGTTAAAACCTCTTCGGCTTCTCCTCGAGTTTCTAAGACAATGTCATCAAAGTCATGTCTTGTTCTTGCCGTCCTCGATAATTGCCTTCTATCATTATAACTATCATCTTTCCTTCCAAGCCGATTATACGGAATATATGATCTATCGCGATCTCTATAAATCCTTCCGCCTGAACTTTTACGTTCTCCAAAAAGAAGCATTTCAATTCCACCGCCCACCATATCACTCAGTGTAGATTTCATTGCTGGAATTAAAACGTCATGGAGAATATAATCCATTACGCTTCGTGTATCATCTCCGAAAAATGTTTCTGATACTTTTTGGCTAAAGCTTCTTTGTTGTTTAAGAACCTTTCCACTAACTACTGGAGTTATCTTTACTTTTTCGGGAGTTTCGCTAGACTTTAATTCTTTCTTTTTATTAGAATTACTAGGAAATTCCGAATCGAAATCCCTTGTTAATTTATGCTCACTCATATATCAGTTACCTCCTTCTTTTAATCTTTTAAAAACTGGCATGCTTAAAGAAACCTCTCCATATCGATTCTTTGTCCTGCCAAATGCCTCGATCTCTATCAATTTTCCAAGAGGAGGATTCTTTGCAAAATATAAACGCTCTTCCTTTGATAATCCTGTTCCAACTCTAACTGGGACTGTACATCCGTCAACATTACATATTAATGAAGCAATTCCGCCCTCAATCTTCGATCCAATCGATGCAAATTCCATGTCAATAACTGTTCCAATATAATCTTCTAGTCGTTTCACTTTTACTAATGTATTACTTCTACCATTAATATATGGTGCACTTAAATCCATAAGCATTAACCCCTCGCCCTCTCGAGCGATTACAGTATGCATTAAATATGCCAATGTATCTACATCATTTCCCTCAAGAACTCCATAATATGGAACCTGAAATATCGGGTAATAAATTGGTGATTGTAAAAAAGTTTTTGTAAGTAATTGGTGGCGTTCAGCTCCTTTTGTTATATCTCCATTAGGACGAACCATATCAAAACATATGGCACCTAAATTTCTTTTATTATCCCAATATTGCTGTGCAGCAACACTAGTAGTTTCAATTCTTAATAATACACTATCCGCATTACCAATATATAATTCCAAATCAACTAGTTCAGTATCATAAATCATATCGGATGGAAAATTCTCATCTTCTAAATATGTTGTTATATGAGCAAGCCATGGGTCACTTAAGCCGGTTCGTGTATATGCTTTTACTTTTCCAAAAGTATCTTTCCAAAAAAATCGGCGAACTCCATCAATTTTTTCTGTTATTCGCCACAACTTTCCTCCTAAAAGAACATTTGGATCATAATTTTTAAGATTTACTCCAAGCGCGGGAATAAAATTCAAGTTCGCCTCCTTCTAGATAATATAATGGCTCGGTGCGAGATTCCCTGGTTAACATTATTCTCTACCCGACTTGCGCCCCAGTTCTTTAGAAAGACCATTATATAAATTTAAGCAACTACTTCTTTTGCAACTTTCGGTAGTTCAAGAGTTTTGCCGTTCTTAGCGGCGATCAAAACAACAACGGTTGCAACAGTAATTCCAGCAACAATTGCTACCTTTTTGGGATTAGCCTTTACAAATCCAACAACCTTTTCCAAATTTTCTTTCATGATATTCTCCTTTTTAAATATAGTTAATTTGTTGTATTTTCTGGTAATTCGGTCTCTCGGGGTTTTGCAAAAATATAATAGGTAGCCTCTCCTTCCTTTCGTATTACTCCATCATTTTCGATGGTAGTATTACTCAACCAAATTTCTGCATCGCTATACGTATCGAAATATAATCTCTCAAATTTCTTCATACATATACCGGATATTCTCATTCCTCCAGATCCATTTGTCATTAAACCTCCTATCCTAGCATACCAATAGCATCAGCTTCTGTGGCGGCAATTACACCATTGAAATATCGATCAATCCGAGGATTAATGACACGCGAAATAGTATCCGCTAATATAATGGTACTTGCAATAACAACGATTTTTCTCATTGTTTCCGGATTTGTTGGAATCATCTTTTCAGAAACTTTTTCACTGATAAGAACAAATCCAACCATTCCCAATACCTTTGTTACTTTTCGTAATTTATTTAATCTGTCCATGAGCTTCTCCTTTTTTTTAAAAAAAATTAAAAGTCTAAGTTTTTCTTACTACTTAGACCTCTAATTTACTTCATCTCCTAAAGAAGTATTTACTGATGAATGAACCGATGATTTTCAACGCACTATTGAGGCATACAATTGCCACCAACAACATGAAGAAATCAACAATTATCACTAACATTTTAAACTCTCCTTTTTTAGGTTTCTTTCATTATATGCTTTGTAAATTGTGCGAGGAGAATTTAAGAATCTAAGTTTTTCTTGCTACTTAGATTCTTAAATATTTATTTGTTAAAGATCAACTTTCGAAGGATAGTTCCAAGCCAGCTTCCAACCACGTAACTTCCAATTCCCACTAGAACTGCAATTAACAAAATTGTAAACATTTTGGTTTTTCCTTTTATAATTTTTTTCTTCATTATATGCTTTGTAAATTGTGCGAAAAGAAAAATGCTAAGATTTCTCTTAGCATTCTTCTAAACACAATAGTACTTTTTTAATTCTTTCTTTATTCAGATGATTTTCAATATTACTCTTTAAAGTAAGTTCATAAAATGCCATTGTCATTTTATGAGAAGATTTCCCGGTTTCAATATTGCAAATCGTTTGCTTTGTCGTACACATTTGATCTGCAATTTCTTTCTGGGACATTCCCAATAAAATCCTTGCGGTTTTTAACCAATCTTTATTTAACATTTTTATTCTCCTTATAAATATAGTTTCATTATAAACTATGTAATTTAGACGAGGAGAAAATATAAAGTCTAAGTTTTCTTACTACTTAGACTTCATAAATTGAGAACTATTCTTCTTTATATTTTTGTGCCCGGATCTTTGCCATTGACAATTTTGCCAAATCGATCACAGTTTCAAGTTCGCTAGTTACAACGTGCCCAACTTTGGTTCCAACAGCATACGCAATTAAACCAGTTCCAATTTTGATCATTACTTTTTGACCTTCTTCTAGAACCAAGTTCTTGAGTATTACTTTTGCAGCCTCAGTTGCGGCATATGCACTTGCACCTCCTGCTATCTGAACAATTACTGGAATTATCATTTTCGCTTCTCCTTTTCAATTATATAGAATATAGTTTCTCACTATAAGCTTTGTTTTTTCCGCGAATATGATTAGTCAACTGGCTTTTTGCTTTTTGTTGGCTTACCGTCTTTGTAATATATACCTCTAGAAATTAATTCTTCCTTTGGATTTGAAATTTTTTCAAGTTTATTAATTCTTTTTTCTAAATTTTTAATCCTTTTGTCAATATCTTTATTAGATTCATCCTTTAAAATTTCAGAAGAAAATTGACTTTGATTAATTAAAGATTTTAAATATTCAATTTGACCAATAAAGATTAAGATTGCCTCATTAATTTTTGGATTTAATTCGTATGTATTATTTTCACACGCATGTTTCCAATTGTCTTGCATTCGCTGAGACCATTTTTCCATTATTTTCTATTCCTTTCTGGTGTGAAGTATAAAAAGGAACGGATCTATCTTTTGGATATAGTGTCCATACCTCATCGCGCTCATATGCTATAACACCTAAATCCCAAAGTTCAACTAATGGATCTAATATAGTTGAATAGTTAGTATCACACATTGATGCGGCATAAGCTATAACTGAATTCCAAGAAGGTGCTGATGAAATAAGATTATTATGTGTCGGTTTAGTAAGTTTTTCTTGTAATGAGGAAATGAGGGAATTTACTATTACATTATATACTGGTATTCCAACAGTGCTCATAACTTGATCCCGAAATTTTCCAAACAATACATAATAATTGTCACAAATATGGGGTTTCTCGATAAACTGATTTATAAGAGTTATGGCTTTAATTTTATCTTGCTCGGTTAGGATTTTTCGCGTATTATCTACTTCTTTAACCATTAATGGCCCGATAACTCTTGAGAAATCAAATCCCTCAAGCCAAGTTTGTACTTGAATTTCATCACTTACCTGACTATTTATCTGATCAACCCAAAACTGCCTAGTAAATGGATTGTATTCATATTTATTGCAAAAATCCTCATTTAATCCAAAAGCTTTTGCTATTCCGGAATGACTATCCGACCATGCATCGAGATTCTTTTTCCGTTTATTCCAGTCCATATAAAATTTTCGGCCACCATGATACTCCGGTGATGTTAAAAAACTAAAAAATGAACACATGATTATACTCCTTTAAAAAGAAAAAGAAGAAGAGTCTGTTAGACTCTTCCCTTAAGAACAAAACCTAGAGCTTTGCTGGAAATAATATCGAGCCGCTCATGATTGAGAATTAGAATTATCCCAAGCAAATTCGCTCCAACAACCAACATAGTGTCTGGTGAAATTTTCCAATTCGATTCAACGATATTGGAAAGTACATCATACTTCTTTTTTAGTTGTTCAACTTTTTCTTGATCAGTTTCTAATTCAATTTCAAGAGCTAACCGATTTAATTCAGCTTTGATCCTTTCTTTTGTTTCTTTTTTCAGGTTTCCCATATCTTCTCCTTTTTCATATAATAGTTTCTCATTATATGCTTTGTTTTTACCGCGAGTACTTGGGATATACCTGATAATTAAGAACCAAACATGGTTTCCCATCCTTTGTCAATTGACTAGAAAATTTCATATCTAAGAGTCCTCTTTCGATATCGAATCCCATATCTTTTCCAAGTTCGGTTCCTTCAAGACCAAGCTCGAAAAATAGATCATTTAATGATACAAACATTTCGGTTAATAGTGAATGATTTAATTCATTTACAATTTGCCTAATCTTTTCAATATCAGATGTAAAATATCGTCCGGTCAAGCTGTCATAGCATAGAACATCGCCAGTTCCGGTTATAATCACTGTGGATCCGGGACCATTTAGAACCTTATCGGCATCAACCGAATCTCTAATTTTTCGCTCTTTGTTTTCTCCAATAATTTCAACAACCTTATCTCTATATTCTGTAAGTGTTGTTTGAGCTAGAGAATATAAACCAGCTATTGTTGCATTGCGGCGTTGGTGAATACTATTTACAGCAATAACTGATCCAAAAGTAATGGCTCCACTAATAGCAGTCCAAATATAACATTTCCATACCGCCTGGAGCTTTTCTAATTCAGATAGATCTTCTTTATTTTCTAATTCATTCAAGATTTTAGTTGCAGTTATGGTTGCTTCAATGGCAAATATAGGAGTAGTTATAACCCCCGCCATTGTAACACCCATTAAAATACTGGTACTATTTTTGTTCAAAAATCTTCCAAGTCCTTTAAATGTTTGGTGAATCATTTAATCCTCCTTCTAAAAAAATTTTATGATCATTGTAAAACTTGCGAGAATATGGAGAGAGCCGCCAGCCCGCATTGACAATAGCAAAACTCTCTCCATAGACAAATAAAGAAAGAGATGGACTTTCACTAAGTACACATAACTCTTTCTTCATTATAACCTTTGTAATTTTCGCGAATTATATAGGTTTATTTTAATATTTATCCAGATAACCATCTAACGGATAAACGAGCGCCATTACATGAAACAACTGCGGAAGTTTGTAGAAGTAGTTGAATATAATCACCAACCGTAAAATAGAATGGACCGGACCCGTTTAGATATGATTTGTTAGCAGTATTATCAACCCTACAATTTCCAGCAACTGGGACATAGGCTGCACTAGTTGATCCATTTGTTGAAACGACCGCTTGTCTCCAATCTCCAATTGTTCCTCCAGTTGAGAAATATAAAAAGAATGAAACTTGATAAAAGCCACTGTTAATTATTGTTATTTTAGTTGGCTCTCCATTATCCCACATTGTATTTACTGCCTGAATTTCTGCAGTTTCAAATGCTACAGCAGTAAGTGCAGAAGTAACTGTATTAAAATTAGTAGATTTACTAATAAAACAAAATGGAATAAATATCTTACCCATAGTTACTGAATTTGGGGACAATTTTGAAGAAATGACCGAAGTTGATGCTAATTTATCCGCTGTAATTTGTAAATCAGCAATATGATCCGTATCAATTGCTCCTTCAGCAATATTTTGTGAATCAACAGCATAATCATCCAATTGGAGATTCCCAACAGCATTAGAAGCTATTTTATTTTGTGTTATGGCTGATGGAGAAATATTATCAGTTACTATTGTTTCAAATGCTATTTTTTCATATGTAACAGCGCCATTTGCAATTGTACTTTCTATAACTGCATCATTAGCTAATTTATCCGATGTAATCGCATCATTATCAATTCCATCACTCGGAATAGCACTACCATCCCCATTAGAATGAGTATGAAAATTCCCATTAGTTACTAATCCACCAGATATATTAGAAACTTCTTCGTCCAAATAAGTAAAAAATTGGATAATTTCAGACATATCTTGTGCTGTTAAAACTCTTGCTACCGATGTATTAGTTAGCCAACTATATGCTGGATTTCCTCTAAGAACTACAATTTCGTTATTTGGTTGATAACTGACAACAGTTACAGTTTCTGTAATTGTTGCTTCACTTCCAAGTGTTAAACGTGTAATATTGTTTAAAGAAAAGATGGAACTATCATTTACTTTTAATATTGTATCTCCACTATTAATTGACGCGATCAAGTATGCTCTTGGAGAATCTTTTTGTGGTATATGTAAAGTCGGTTTATCTGTCATTATACTCCTTTCTTTTAATTAAAACTTTTTATAATAATTCCTAAGTCAGACATTCCCTTTCCAATGGTAATAGATCCGTCAGTCGAATTACCAGAAACATCATTTTTTGTAATTTGCTGAACGATTAGATTTTGATCTATATCATTGTCAATAACGAGTCTAACTGTATCCCCAATATTTAAATTTGCCGAATCTGAAATAATTTTTAAATCTATAGTATAAAAAATAGATGGCTTGTCTATCTTATTCAAAAGACCAACACCATAATCGTATAAAGCTTGAGGTGTTTCAAATGAATGATCATTAATAATAGTACCTATAATTCCATATTCAGAAATACCAGATAAAGAATCAATATATTTCTTATTATTATTAACGCTTGAAATATTAATCCTAATTCCATCTATTTCTTTTCCATATAACCATAATCTTGTAGAGATATTTTGAGGATCAATTGTTTTGGTTATTCCAGAAATATTTTTTCCATAACGAATATCTAAAACAGGAATTTTAGAAGGCTTTTTTAAACTTAACCTCCAGGGAAAATCTAGAGTATTAAATGACCAGTAATAATCCGAGATAAGTGGTTTAGTAATAGAATATAATGCATCTAGTAGATTTGTATCTTCGAATGTATACGTATACTTTTTTTTGAAATCGCATTCACCCAATATCCATTTTTGTTCATATTGTTTGGATAAAACCTGTTTTATTAAATCCGTTGTATCAAGATTTGTTCCGCCCCATTCTTTATATCCTGCCAATACTGTATCAATAAGTGTACTCATTGCATGCTCTAATTCATAGGTTACATCGGATACTGTTTCATCAATTTTACTAATTGTTGGCATTATTCTAAAAAGGCCAATATATTTATCTTTTCCACCACTATCAACATCCCATATTTCCACCAAATTAAAAAAACTACAATACTCATTTTTTTCATCTGAATATGGTAATTTAAATGAGGCGGTCCATACTACATTCGCTTGTTGTGTATATGTAACATTGTAAGCATTTTGTAAATATGCTAATCTTTTTTTAGTCTTCCAATCATAAATACTTAATGGTCTCATTTTAATCTTTCATAACCACCTATTTTCCCAAATAATGGTAATATCCAATTCCTCATTTGTTCTTGGATTTGGCAAAACATCAAATGATGCTACAAATTGAATATCATTTAATCCACTTCCAAGATTAAAAAATTTACTAATTGGTGTTAAAGATGAAACATCATGAACTCCTTGGAATAAGATCGTCATAAGATCTGTATCAATTGCAACAGATTCTCCGGGTTCTAGTTCTATAGCATTTAAATCTAATAATGAAATAATATTTTCTCCAATACGAAAAATTTCGAATTCTCCAAATGAATAAAACTGAATATTTAGTGGTGTTAACATAACCATTGGCATTTGAATTGTTCCGTTATTATTTCTTATTTGAATAATAAATGGAGTTTTTATCGAAATAAGTGGAATTAATAATGATCCATTACCTCCAATATTAATTGCGGAAATCGGGGTTTCAAATATACCTGCATATTCAATCGTGCCATTTCCGTGCATAGAAATATATAAATTTCCATCTTCAAAATTCCTTTTATCAAATGGAGTTTTATTAAATATAAAATGATCAAACATGGCACTCCTTTATAATAAAAAATTAGTTTTCAAATACAGATAAAGCTCCGGATGGAACAGTTGGCTTAACTCCTTGATTAAGAGCATATGTCGCACCAAGCTCCCCATAATAAATAAGAGTTCCTCCACTTAGAGCACTTAAAATCGCGGCGTGAGCAACATTCCCAGAATTAGTTGGAACTGTTGGAAATTCAATATCATTTGTATTTTTAACTTCAGCCAAGTTACCATTCATTGCGGGAGTTCCAAAAGTGATTTCTTGACGAGCATATCCAACGTAACTTGTCTCGGTTCCGGAATTATTTCCCCCCGGATCCGTTACATACAATGCCAAATATAAAGTAACAGTACCACTTGGCGGATTAGCAATTGTCCCAATCTTTACATTATCTGTTAGAGTTTGCAATTTTGCAGTATTTCCTTTAGCCATGATAATTAATCCTTTCTAGCTTTCTATGAATTTATGATAAATTTTTAATCTTGTTATCTTGGAGTTTGTATTATTTTTTATAACTATCCGAACCGGGGTTTTTGCAGTTCCTTCTGTCGTAATTGTCATAATATTGTTTGGCCCTGATGCACTTATTAGATCTTTTTGTTGAACTGCCGTTTCATAAGCAAAGGGATTGACCATTGTAAATTCAACTTGAAATTGTGAAAACTCTAGCATAGTTACAAGAGATGGAGGAGAACTAACATACGCCAAATAATGTCTGCTTGGCTCGTAGTCAAAAGTTAATTCCCCAATTCCATCAAGCCATCCCGCAATGTCTCGAACTTGATCGTGAATGTCTACCCCATATTGCAGACCATATGAACAAATAATACTTTCAACTCTAGGTTCATATCCGCCATCTTCCTGCACAAATCCGGATAATCTTCCCGGTATAGTAATAATATTTCTCCTCTTTAGAGGAGATAATACTTTACTCGATGGGGTTTCTTTTACACCATATGTTGAACTATGAATTCCTTTAAATATAAATTCTCCAAATGACATAGTATTATCTCCTCTTTTTAAAATGTATTATAACCAGGCTTCATACCTCGGACTCTCATTGCAGTCTCTTGTTTTCGATACAATTTTTCAGCAATTTTATCAATATCAGCTTCGGAACGGATAGTTATTCCATTCAAAATAAATTCATTATGTATGTTTTGACCAGTTACTGGTGCATTACTACTTCCATTTTGATTTGCTTCATTAACTTTTATTGTATCGGCTTCGATTTGAGATGCAGCGAGTCCATAAGTCTTTCCAGTAGATAGTAAATTATTTATAGCATTTGCTCCGCTATGAACCCCGTTTAAATCTAGAACCGGAGTAATTACGGGCGATAGATTAACTTCCGAGTCAATTGCATTAGATACATCAGCCATACTTGAACGCAACGCATCAACAGCACTTGCCCCAACATTCTTTGCAGAATCAGCAACAGCTTTTGCACGATTTGCAAGACCATTAATTAAACCCTGATCTAGGAACTCACCCATATCGGTTGTTTCATCTGACGGAGATTGAATTCCAAGAATGGCTTTAATTGCGGCCAAGACACTTTTTCCAAGATCCGTGACTGCAGTAACAACTAGATCAACTCCAGTAGAAACTCCGTTTACCAATCCTTGAATCAAGTTTTCTGCTATAGATTCACCTTCAGTAATTCCAAAGTAATCTTTTAGCCCATCAAGAAAAGCAGTAGCTAGATTCTCAACCGCTTCCAGAATTAACGGGGTATTTGTTCTAATAGAATCGGCAAATCCATTGATAAAATCTATTACCATTTGAAATGCTGCATCTATAACTTTCGGAATTTCGGTTCCAATTCCTTCAAGAAAGGCAGTGATAATCGCAACTCCGGATTTTATTAAGTCTGGAATCTTATCTGCAATTCCTTGTAAGAATCCGATTATAATATTTAAACCAAGATCAATAAATTCCGGAATCTTCTCATTAAGCATTGAAAGAAGGTTGGTAATAAGAGTTAATACTGTTTCTATAATTTCAGGAGCTTTTGTGGCTATTAATTCCAGAAATGCCGTAATTATCTGGCCCAATGCCTCCATAAGAGCTGGAACACCTTCCCCAATAGTTTTGGCTAAAGCAATTATTCCCAAGCCAACTTGTTTAAAAATTAATGGAATTAATGAGACAAGCCCGGCTACGGCCAATATTAATACCCCAACCGCTCCAGCACCAGCCGCTGCGACCAAAGCGAGTCCCGTTCCAAATAACATTAATCCTGATCCTGCTGCCAACATGCCAATACCAAGAAGAGCTACTGCAGCAGAAAGTCCAAGTATTACGGGAAGAATTGGAGCTAATACAAGCGCTGCTAGGCCAAGAACGGCAAATATTGCTGCAATGGCACCGATACCTATAGCAAGATTTTTAATTGGCAATGCCCCAAGCATAGCAATTGCAGGAACAAACATTGTGATTGCTGCAGCCATTACTATCATTGCTGCAGCTCCAATTAATACTTTAGGATTTCCTAAAGCTCTGGCTCCGGCTGCGACTACCAGCATAATACCTGCTAATCCGCCCAACCCAATAGCCAATTTTGTTGGATCAAACTGGGCAAGAATTGCAACTACCCCAGTAAGTTCAAGAAGCGCTATCGCAATTATACCCATCGATATACCAGCAGCTAAAATTGAAGCGGCATTTTTACCAATCGCTCCCATCACTAACGAAAATACAAGCATCTCTCCCAATAAAATGGAAACGGCCATTAATCCCTGCTTTAATTGATCAATTTTCATATTACCAAATATCTTTACCGCGCCAGCTATAATTGTCAAGGATAATGCCATGCCAAGAAAATTAGCAGTACTAACCTTTTTAACTTTTCCCATGAGAATACTAGCTAGAACCAGTTCTCCAAGAACCACCGATAGGGCATATATTGCATTGGGATCTACATCCTTTAATAATGCCAACGCACTAGTTAGTATTAATACTGCGCTTGCCATTACAAGTAACGCCCCGACTCCCTTTATTCCGCCACCGAATTTTTTTAAAAGAATCATGGATGCAGTTAAATCTACAACAAGCGCCGTGATAACTCCAATTCCAGCCAACATTTTCTTCTCATCCAATAAAGTTAAAATAAATAAGGAAGCCACTAATATAGCAATTGCCGAAGCTATTGTAATTAATTGTTTAGCTTTCAAATTTTGTTGATACGCTTTCAATGTATTTTGAAGTCCAAGAAGAGTTCTCTGAACTCCTCCAAAAAGACCGGCAAAACCGGATTTAATACCACCAAAATCTCCAATGGCTCGTGTCAATCCGCTAAGATTTTTAACAAATTGCATAAGCGAAAGCAAAATCCCTCCGCCAAGCAGTCCTTTGAAAATATCGATAATCCCATTAAATCCCATTAAATCCCATTTTTCGCTTACATAATCTCTTATTTTACCAAATACATCTTTTATGAAATTTAATACTGGTTCAAGTCTTTTTCTCATAAGCTCGGATCGTTCGGCAATATAATCCATTAGTGGGCCAAATGCTTTTTTGATTGATTCTAAGAGTTTCTTAAGTTTTTCGGTAGAATCATCAAGCCCCTTTGTATTTACTGTTGATATACTATCAAAAGATCGTTTAATATTACCTAATATGGTGGAAATAAATTTGGAATCTTTTAGTGCGGTGATAAGACCACCCATCGCTTCTTTAAGACTTTTAAATCCATTAACGAATGTATCTATAATATAACTAATACCTTTAGAATCTTTTAGCGCTTTAATAAATGCGCCAATTGTTAGTGCAATCCATCCAATTCCATCGGAAATGGCTTTAGAAATCGCCACAAATATTCCGGCAGTCTTAGCAGAAGCATTAAGCCGTGTAAATATATTCATAATTTTAGCGAGAAAGCCTAATATTCCACCATCTTTGCCCTTTGGTATTAATTTTATAATACTCGCAATTCCATCCTTTAATCCTTTAAAAACGCTGCTTACTATTTTAAATCCGAGCGAAAAGATACTAAATAATCCACGAAAAATTGCCTTAATATTTATTAATGTTGGTTCTGATATTTTTATTGTTTTCATGAAATTACTAAAAGATTTGCTAATCATCACCAACTGCATTCCGGTTATTGGAGGAAACACACTAATAAAAGCCTCCCGCACAGAGTTAACAACCGAGGAAAGAGCCTTCCAGGCATAACTTAATCCATCTAAAATATCTTTTCTTCCGCCAACAATATTCCATGTATTAAGCATTTTTATTAGAGGATCCATGAGATTGGCAATTATAGTATTAATCGTATTAGAGACACCAGTCCAGAGTTCTGTAGCTTGATCAAAGTCACCAACTATGCTTTCAAATATTGCTGCCCACCCGGACTGAATTGATTCTGCCGTTACATCCATTATTTGCTTAAAGGTTCTTACCTTAGTAGCAGCTTCTGTTGCCCTTCTTCCGATATCTGTTGTTACATCTGTATATTTTACAAGAGTCTCTGTTAATACCTTAGATGTCATCCATTGATCTTGTAACGAATCATTAAAGCCCTTCGTGGCACTTATTGCAGGTCCATTACTGCCAATAACTTTATACATTCCGTCAGCTTGCTTTTCCAAAGTTCCAGCAGCAACGGCCGAATCAATTAGTTGCTGCTTAAATTCAACAGTTGCCATATTGGCATTCTCGATGGATTTCCAATCAATAAGCCGAATATATCCGGTTGATAATGCCTGCGAGAAATTATACATTGCTCTGGCAGCTTCACTCGCATTAGCCCCAGAAAGGGCTGCAGAATTAGCAATACCTTTGATTGATTGAACTGAGGTCTCAAGATCAACTCCGGCATTGGTAAATTTACCAATATTTTGCGTCATATCAGCAAAACTATAAATCGTCTGATCTGAATATTCGTTTAATTTTCGAAGCTCTTCATTAACCATTTCTAACGTTACTGGTAGTCCTTCCTTAGTGCGCCCACCAGCCAACATGGTCTTAATAGAATCAATCTTTAATTCATACTCTGCAAAACCGGCAGTAAGTGGAGCCAGAGCGAATCTTTGAATCATTTGCTGTCCAAGTACTGCTACTTGACTTCCGATTTTTAATAAGGCACCAGTTGCAACAACTCCCAAAGCGGAAAACTTACCATTAACTGTATCAACCATTCCGCCCAGTGGTAAAAATCCTTTAGCACTTCCAAGTTGGCTCAATGTTCCATCTAAATTGCCCAAGGTCTTTTGAGATTCTAGAACACCTTTTTCAAAACTCTTATTCTCAAAACCTAATTCAACAATTCTCTTATCTACCGTACTCATAGATTCTCCACCTCCTTCCAAATATCATCTCTAATCTTTTCAAATATTGGCTTCATTGCGGGATTAATATAATCAATTCCCTGAATATAAGCCCCTCCTCTTGTTCCATGACCATACTGAATTAATATGGCCAAAGGCATTCCATTGGAGATGACATTCGAATTATTCCAGGATATACCCCATTTGTGAATTTCATAAAACCAAGAATTTGCGGTTTCTCCTGTATCTCTGGGAGTTGCAAATTTGAGGGCTTCAACGCCAGCTTGTCCATAGCGTTCTAATATTCGTCTAATCTTTAATGGAAGTTGTGTTCGATACCGATCAAAAAATCGTTCTGTATTATTAAAGTTTCCCTTTACTCTATACGTAAGCATTAAAGCCCTCCTTTCTAAATATTTAAAAGTTCAATATCAACGGGTTCAATATGATTATCATGCAACTGCTTTATTAATTTCCTAATTCCAGCACGCAATTTTTCAGATTCGCATCTAACCTTTTCTAATTCATCATTTGTTTCTTTTTTATATTTCTCAATATCTGCTAAAAGTTCATTATATCTGGTATCTTGCTTTAATACCATATTATCATAACGTTTATCTTGCTTATCAATTGTTTCATGTAGCTTTAATATTGTATCTGCATCAATATTATCTACCTCATGTATTTGCTTTTTGGCTGTAAAGAATAGAGCAAGCAAAGAAATAATAATACTAATAAAATTTATATATTCACTTCCCATCGTGCAATGCCTGCCATTTATTTATGGATTGACCTAATAGAATGGATAATGTGAATAATACACCCGTTCTTGCCCATTGAGTACGATATACGAATGTCCAGTCTGTTAAGTAATCTATCAGTGATAATGACTGTACCACAGCCCAGTATAGTCCAATTGCAGCAAATAGCAATTTTTTAGAAGATCTTAGATATTTAATATAAAGTAAAAGCTCTATTATAGTAAAGATAATCGATATGATAATCAAAATTAAACTTTCTAGTTCAAAAATATCAAATAAAATCATGACAGAAACCTCTTACAATATTTAAGTGGCAACCATCCATATGCATTTCTCATCTTGCCCCAGCGGGATCCCTCTTCATCGATTTGCTCCTCAACAATTATAAATTCCATATTCCTAGTAGCAAAACCAAGAATTTTATAATTAACTCCTGGGCCAGCAAAATATTTAACTCTACCGGTGGCAATTTTTACATGATATGGTATAAATTCTGGTTCTTCAATAACCATTAATTCTTCAGACTCATCATCTAAGTCTTTATTTAGATCTTCTGTTTCTTCAAACCCTTCAAATATATCATCATTTGCATCATTAAAATCATCAACGTCTTCGCTTAATTCATTTATATCAAATTCCAAGTCTGAAGATTCTAATCCATGAATTTCATCAATATTTGAATCCGGTTTAGAAAGTCCTAGATTTTCATAATTTAAACGCGGATGCTTCTTTTTTTTACTCATTCTATACCTATCCTTTCGTATTTAATTGTTGTTTACGTGCAGCATTAAGAGCAGCATTGCGACTTATAAGCGCCTGCTTTGACATCTTTTTGGTCGGACTATTTTTAATACTACACACTCGGATAAGAGTTAAAAGCCTATTTAAATGCCACTTCTGACACTCAAACGGAATGCTCATGATAATCATCCAATAATAAATAAGCTCAGCAGTTATTGTTTCTGTATTTCTAGATTGTCCATGAATTTCTGAAAATGTCGTTGCAGTCATTTTATGATCAATATATTCATTAATTTTTAACAAAAATTTTTCAGATAATGAATCATAGAATGAATCTGGAACATTCTTTGTAATGGTCATGCATTTAATATAATCTCGGATTTCATAATCAGTTTTTGTACCTTTTCCGAGAAAAGGTTTACACCATTTGGACTCCCATTTTGATAAAGAGACAAGAGAATGTTCTAAGTCTACTGTTCTTCCTTGCACAGAAACAAACGTCCCATTACTGTCGTCATAATATTCTGTATCTTCTGTTGTTAAGGTTAACATTTCTTGTCTCTTTAATCACAGAATTAGGAACCTAACAGTTTATTGATAAAGTCAATCATTTCGTCTTGATTTGTTAACATTTGTTCAACAAAAGCATCATACGCGGCAGAAGCTTTAAATTCAACAAGTACTTCTGGCCCTTTAACAAATCGTAGTCCATCCGAACTTTTAATACCATATGACAGATCAACTAGTCGATCAACAAGCCTAGCGACCGTGCGAATAGCATCCGCTACTAATTGATTGTTCTTATCAAATGGATCTTCTTGATTTACTTCTTCATCAACATCTTGCAAGTATTTTCCCTTTTCTTGCAAGTCGCGCCCAATTGTAATAATTTCATTATATACAGTATCTGGCGCTGTTAAAACAGCAGCTTTTGAAATGTGGAAGTACAAATCTTCTGAATGTTCCACACCATCGAAATCTTTAAATTTTACTGTCTTTTTTAACATTATTAACTCCTTTTCAGAAAGTACAAAGTTGAGCGGGTTAACAATAGTTAGAGCCCGCTCATTATTACATGATCATAGACGATTTAGGGAACCGTAAGCATTGTGATGATTTCATCTGGAGTTGGGAGATTCGAATCTACCAAATACGTTCCAAAGAGTTCATCTTCAAGCAAAGCCAATTTAGTTGGATCCGCCTTAGTACTATCAACAATGAGCATTGCTGTCGGAAGATAACCACTAACTTCAACTGGACTAGTTGAAATTTCCCAACTAAATGTAATAGCTTCCGGTGAATCATTAATGGTCGAGAAGGCCTTCTCAGAAGGAGCAGCCAAAGCACCATAAATAATATGTAGCTTATATCCAAGCTCATTTCCAGCCACATCATTTCCAAGAATAGTCTTATAAACAAGACCAAACTTCTTACGATGTTGCTGCCCAATAAACACACCATCGGCGGTTTCATACGATCCATCACATTCCGCAAACGCCTCTGGATAAGTATAAGCTTCAAGTGTTGCCGCAAAATCTTCCGGGCCAATCAAAGTCAAATACTTAATGTTATCAGCATATAGCGGAGAAGGTTCAGCTCCGGATGGCTTTTCTGAAACTGAAATGAGGCCATTCCAAGGAACACCGGCGGTATAAACTCCAGTTTGTTCATTCATAACGAAAAGAACGCCATGGTTTACACCGGTTTCATACATACGTTCACCAACTGCATCCCAAACTAGTTCTGCCATAATTAACTCCTTAATTAATAGAATAATGTAAATACAAAATGATTTAAGTTATCAGATACAAATGCCCTATCAAACTTACAATAACGTAAATCAAATATCGCGTCAAATAATTCTGACTCTGGATTCTGATCAATTACTGTTACTGTATATGCAGTCTTATGAGAATATTTTTCTGAATTTGCATACCATACATTAACTGTTGCCAACTCATATATAATGCATGGATACGTTAACTTAATGGATGATGGGGGCTGAAAATATACTTTATTAGGGACCATTAATCCAACCAATAATTCATGCAATCCAAGCCTATTATCCATTATAAATCTCTCCAAGCACTAAAGTAAGACGGGGCCGTTGAATTTCAATACTATTTACTTTCCAACGGACACCCGCCCATGACACGTAACGTATCGTTGCAAAATTTTCATAGGCAAATGGATCGGCAACTATAGAAATTCTATTAGAAATTGCTATATTATCATTTTTATGATCAGTTACATCCCACTTCCTAATATTCTGTAAAATATCACCACGATACTGGCGTTCTACAACAACGTCATCCCATATACCTGGAGATACTTCTGACTGAGTAACATATCCAACAATACCATAGAATTTACTCATAAATATCTCCTAGCTTATAAAAGGTTACAGAGTACCAGGAGCTGCTTCTTCGACCCAAATAGCCAGCGCACCATGAGGCATGGTCAAAGCACCAGAAATTCTGGTTTCGATAAGGTACTTATTCTGATTGTAATCGATATCAAAGTCATCGATCATCGTTACGGCGCCACCCTTATCAGCGCCAATCGAATAATCGCTCATATTAACTACAATACCGCCAAGAACACTGTAATCAAGAACATCGGTGCTTGGATTTACAACGCCGTCCATAACCGGAACTTCCACAATATCTCGAACACGCAGAGCGGCAGAAAGATCAGAAATTGAATTATAGATCCTTCGACCAAGGCTATCTTTCAGCAACAGCATATCTGCAAGAAGATCGGGAGTCGTAAAGAAGACTGGATTACCACTACCCTGATAGTCCTTACGCGCGCGAACAATCGCATCAATAATCTCAGAAGTGGTTGGAGGAGTTGATAGATCACTATACGGCACATTAACGGCAACAGTATAAAGCGCTGCATCAGTAGCAATTGGACGAACCTTAGTCTCTGCAATTTTATCATCGCTGGCAACAGATCGACCGTCACCAACAAGAATAGCACGAGCAATTTCTTCCTCAAGCATCATACGCATTTCATTGCGAAGCCAAACAACAACATCAAAATCGGTAATATCAATCAGATCATCACGATCAATCTTCTGTTTCTTATAAATCGTCTGAGGATCGGTTGTTCGCTTAAGAATTGCGAATACTTCTTCGGCCTTCTGATTTCCAGTAATATAGCCCAGGGCACGAGCAGCATCAGCAGTAAGATCGGCGACCAGAGTCTTAATACGAGCAAATGGAATATGCTTCGCGGAATCAAAAACCTTTGAAACCCACTCAGTCTTACGAGAAAGAAACTGCGGAGTAGCCGAGGTTGCTTTATAATCCGGAAATAGATCGCCAATAGTCGTAATTGAATGCTGCAATGCAGAATCTTCGGAATTACCTTCATAGGCCATATAGGCATCTTTAATGCTTTCAAAGCCATGAGCAAGGAATGCATTTTTCAAGGAAGACTGCGAACGACGAGCATCTTCGATAATCTCGCCCAATTCTTTTCTCGTCAAAGAATCATGAACCATTGATTTTTCACCCTCCTTAGTTGAACTGTCAAACACATTTTTTTTCATAATATCTCCTTTGTCATTTAAATTATCTTTTGTATTGGAATGCTCGAGTTCATTCTCATCGGAATGCTCAAGCACGGCTTCGTCAGAATCTTCCTGAGACAGTTCAGGTTCTACAGATTCTTCTTCTAAAGCTATTTGCTGAACAGAATCTATTGCCTGTGAAATCATTGCATAAACAACACTTTTCTGCTTTTCGTTTAATGTTTCAAAAACATCAGCAAGAGTTTCTTCTTCGGCCGGAGGTGCTTCTTCTTTTTTCTCTGGAGCTGGTTCTTCTTCTGCATGATAAATTTCTAAATTAATATCGGCAGAGATAATGGCTTCTGTTTCGTCTTCAACAGTAGATCCATCTCCATGTTCAAATGCTAAATTATCAATAAAAGCTCCAGCATTAGCACCAGCAATAACAAGACTCACTTCTCTAATCATTCCATGAATAACGTTTTTACCCTTTTCAACTAATGAATTTGCATAAATTGATAAAGCTCTAATATCACCATGCTTGATGGCTTCTTTTGCATCTTTTGCAAATGATGACTCATTAAATGAGCAGTATGCATATACACCATCAGCACGATTTTCTAGCAAAGCGTGGCCTAGAATATTACTTGGCTCATTATGCAAATGCTGCCATACTAATGGAACAATCTGGCCATCATTATCTTGAAATGCATCTTGAAGAATGGTTCTTCCATCACTGCATTTCAAACCGACCTTAGTAGCATAGCCACTAAAGTCATACTTCATATCTTTAACCATAGTCTAACTCCTTCCATTTTATTTGAACTCACTATTATTACAGTTCATTTCTACTAGGTTCTTCAGAAGATTCGTCCTCTAACACCTCCTCTTCAATTGGTTTTTTAATTGGCAGAAGGGGCTCCTGATCCTTAATTGGCATATTTCTATTTCTAAGTTCATCCGAATTAGGATCAATGGAGGGTTTGACGCCAAGAATCGACCGAATTTCATTGGGTGTAAGGATTTCATTTCGTGTAAATCCATCTGCCATCTCAGCCATTTCATTTGCAGGAATTAATCGTAGAATATCTCTAAAACCCATGATTGTTTGTCCTTGAGTTCTTGCTGTTTTTGTCAAAAACTTTCGGCGCATTTCATCGGCAAATGCAGTTATAATTGGTTCAACTGTACGATTAAAATAATTTACAAGTTTTTTAGAATCGGCTGTTCCAGCAAATACATCCTCAGAAACTCCTAGTTGGTTATATAACATTCCAGTTAAATACTCGATTTGCTTCAATAAATTGTTTTCAGAAGCTCTATTCAATTGCGTAATTTTCTCAGTAGCATCAGTATAGGCAACACCATATTTACTTCCTTGTAATTGGCGTTCAATTGCAAGCCGGCGCTCTTCTGCTTGTTTCTGCCGAGCTTCTGTTTTTATCATATATGGTAATTGAATAATCAAATCAAGCTTTCCACTTCCACTTTGCTCATCGATAGCATCTAGCAGTAGTAATTTTCTAATTAATCTACGCATAGTTCCATTGGGCTCGTTCATTATTGCATATAACGGATTTTCAATAATTGCAACTAAAGATTTTGGGAGAGTTACCTCTTCTCGTTTACCATTAGTCTCATTATATACTTCAACACGAACATAACTTGGATACCATACTGTAATCTTACCGGTTCTTAATGATAAAATATCATATGATCCAGAAGCAATGGGAGAACTTGTTGTATCTACTGGGACTAGAGCGACAACACCTTCATCAAACATACTTAAAACTGCATCTTGCATTAAAGCTCTTCCAGTTTGGTCCCGATTTGCCTCAATCGTTAAACAATTGTGCAAAGCACTTGGAATTGTATCTAAATATCTATTATTTTCATCCAAACGAACATGATATAGATCAAATGATGCAACATCTAATGCGATTCGGTTATAAATAGCCGTTACTATAGATCGTTCATTACCACCAGATAATCTAGGAATCATTGGACTTGTGCTAGAAGAGTAACCAAAATCTTGATACTGATAAATATCGTTGTCCTTCGCTCTAAAAGCATTCCAAGCGCTTCTAAATCGAGAACCAAGTGTATCGCCCATAGATTATCCTCCTATCTGTATTTTCTACATAAGCGCTTCTTAAATATACCTAGATTTATAACCACAATATTTATCCTATCCAGAATTCTTAAGAACTTCTTTTACAATAGCTGCACCCGCTGCTCCAGCAACAGATCCAATTACTCCGGACATAAACTTAGTAGCATTATCCGATACAAATGCTAACCCCGGATCAATATCTGGTTTTGCTAAATCTGTAAATTTTTTTTCTAATTCAAGGCGCTTAACAGCTGCTTTTAATTCTTCATCCGACATATTTCTCTTTCGAGAAAGCATAGCTGCACGACTTTTTCTTACAGAACGTTCTGCCGCGGCCTCGGCTTTTCGAATTCCCCATTTCTGACCAAGAATTCCATAATGTTTAATTTCTTCTTCAGAAATATTGTGATGCGCAAGTTTTGAATTTAATCGCAAGAGACTAGAGTTAAGTGCATCTTTGGGAATTTCTTCTGGAGCTTCTTTTTTAATAATTTTATTAGTCATACATATACTCTCCTTCCTTTATTCAAATGCCTCTTTATTTAATTTATATGCAACATATGCATCTAGCATAGCGGCAACAGAATCAATCTTTTCAGCATAGCGCTTTTTCAATAACTTTCTATTTCCATTCGTATCTTCCATTGTTACGCAGTTTCCCATTGTAAAAGAAAATAATTCTTGATCAAATAGTAACATCCTTTCTTCGCTTAGTTTTTTTAATTCACCAAGCGGAACCGATTCTGTTTTAGCACCTTGAACTACTTTTTCTAATCCATATGCGCTATTTTCTCGTTCCCATCTTTCGACAAATTCGCGAGCATTATAAGGATCAAATCCAAAGGATCGAACATCATATTGGACATCTGTAATGAATTTGTCAAGATCATCATATACATCCATCATATCCAAAACTGCGCCATCCAATACCATTAAGGATCCTTCTTCTATAAATTGATCATATTTAATGCGCATAGCTCCGGGCAATTTCATTAATGTTAAATTAGAAATATAGCATCTAGTTTTTATTCCGAATTCGCCACGAGGAAGTGGAAAGAGAAATGTAAATGCACAGAAATCATCGCCCTGAGACAAATCTGCTCCCAAAGAACACGGCATTGACCAAAAATCTCTTTTCCTATGCGGAAGAGTTTCTTCATAAGTAAAGAAATATGTATAGCCTTCCATTGGAATTCCAAATCGTTTAGCCAAAATATCATTTCTTGTTGCCGGAGCTTTTTCTGCTCTTTCTACATCAAGTTGATAAGCCTCATAAGTTACGGTCTTGCCGAGATTCGGATTTGCTTTAACCCACATATCTGGATTTGCAACTTCCTCAATATCATCTAAACGATAATACCATATGGAAACATGATGATTAATATATTCACCTTTTAAAATATCCATTAACTCCATTTTAATAGTGTCACCACTACTATTACGAACTGTCCCCTCTGAGCTAACTGCAATTATCAGATAATCATCTAGTTTACTAGCTCCTTGCTCTACAGCACCAACTATGTCTTCTCGAATATCACCAGAAAGCCATTCATCGATAGTCGTTATCTTAGGACGTAGACCTTGAAGTTTATCGATAGCCATAGGACGAATTTCCAATAACGAACCAGTTAAGAAATTCTCAATGCCTTTTTTAGTAGATGCTAGTTTAACTCTATTAACTTTACTTCCTGTTGTATTTTGAAGTGATCCCTCAGTCAGAAATGTAAATAATGGACCTCGTGCCCTTGTAATTGCCGTTCTTATTGGAGATAGCACTTCCTCGCTTTGTTTCATTGTTGGAGCGGTTGTTATTTGATGGGTTGTCGCTGTATCAACATTAAGAAAATAGTTTTGTATACAACTTGCATACATTGACTTAGCAGCACCGCGCGCAATGATCAGATATTGCTTATTAATCAGCCTTTTCTTAATCATGCGAGTTACATACCGGCCACCTTTTCCTTCTGGATTTGGTTCGTATACGGATCTTTCAATAAAATAATACCATCCAAAAACTTGCTCGGCCCAGAGTTTAAAAGTGTCTAATAAATGTAAATCGGCTCCATCTGTTAGTGTTAATTCGGTTTCACAAAAATCTATAAAACCTTCAACAGCATCGATATCATAGTAAATCGATGGATTAGCAATCAAATCATCAATCCGATTCATCTCCATTGCTATCTCTTTACAAACGGGTATCTGACCTTGCAACACGGAATTTCTAAACTGCCCATAGTATTTGGGGGTATCCGTGTTTGATAAACTCACATTAATCACTTCCTTCCTCAATCACATTACTATTTAATATACCTTGTAAACCATACTTTTTATCCCACATAAAGGCCTGAGCTTGCCGAGTACTTCCAAGAAATCCATTCTCTCCATGCCATGCATCACTAGCCGTTAATGTACTTATACGGCGAAATATAATTCCATTATTACTTTCTGTTGCCATCTCTGTATGAAGATGACCCATATGAAATTCTCTAAATATAGATTTTCCCCATTGGTCCGGAGCTTCGACTTGCATCAGTCCGAACAATCTTTTTCCTTCTTTATCTCCATGAGAATATCCTATTAGACTGTTCCCATATGAAATATATTTTCTAGGAGCTGCCGATAGATCGACACTAATTTCTTTTACATTCAAATATCGTTGATATATACCAACAACCGCTGCATAACTAAGCATTTGATCGTGATTACCAGGAACCCATAAAACTCTAACCGGAGCAATCTGTAGCAATTTATCAATCGACCATGCTAATAATTCAACCCCCTTTCTAAACATTTTTTGCCATCTGGTGTCGGTATTTAGTTGAGTTCCATTTGTTGTAGTAACTCTCGGAGTATCGAAATGGAAAAAGTCTTGCCCAATTGGAAATAATATTCCTTTAATTTGGCCAAACTTTACTGCCTTATTAATTAAATCGATAACCGATTTTATCCATAATTTCTCTGCTATTTTCAAATCATATGCGGAACCCGTTTCTTCAGCCCAGGCCAATTTTCCAATATGAAAATCCATCATAGGCAATTCGAATAACAGCTCATCTCCATCTGGAATTTCTTTGTAAACAATTTCTGGAACCATTATCGGTTTTAGTTCATTAAAAGCCTCTAATATTTGTGGCATTCCCAATTTACTACTAAGTGGCCTTACGGTTAATATTATCGAATATTTCTTATTGCGTACTGTATGTGGTGTTGATTGCTTTATAGCTTCTCCATCGATAATATTTGTATTTTCAAGCTTTAATGTAACATCCCATATACCACTAGTAACTTTACAACTAACTACTTCCCACAAAATTGGGTCTAAACCCATTTTTTGCATTATTAATGTTGGACTAGCGGCTTCTTCACTAGTCAAATATACTTCCGTTTTTATTGTCTTTGTCGAATCTTTGTTAAAACTGACTTCTTCTTGCGAAGATCCCTGATTAGGCTCTGTTTGATCACCATTTGATTCCGAAAGCTTCATCGTATTAATATGTAATTTAATTCCAGCCATATATGCCGCTGCGGTACTATAGCCAATCTTTTTTCCATATAGTCTATAAAGTTTTTCTTGGGCATTTCCTTCTCCCTCGAAAATTTCATATATAATATCAGGCTTCAAATGTCATCTCCTAACGGTGATGGAATATGGGCCTATCTAAGTTGATAGGCCCATAAGCATAAAATTATTATCCAACTTCCTGCTCTGAATATGAGAATCCAATAACTGGAATCCCTTTAACTTGAGCATAGGTAAGAGTACTAGTAAACAGTTGAAGAATCATTCCGAGTAATGTACTCCCTAAGACAAGAAATCCATTCACAAGACTCCATTCAACTTGGACTTTCATGAAATAAACGACGGCGACCGCAACGAAAGATAACAAATTCAGAGCCCTAACCCACGTTTCGGATGTTCCATCTTTTACAACTCCGATTGATTTTAATACATTAACTAAAATCGAAATAAATCCACCAAGTCCAGCCAATCCAGCCAATAGTGCTAAAATATCTTCAGTCATTTTAAACTCCTTTTAAATAGTCAATTCTTAATTTACTTAATAAATCTGATAGATCTTTACTGTTCATTTGTTTTCCAATAAATAATTCTTTCCATTTTTTTTGTTCATCTTTTGATGCTTTTGCTATTAGTTCGAGTAGTGGGCCATCATCAAAATCAATCGGATATGCCATATAATCTCCATATTTATCCCAATTTTTAATTTTAAAACCAGGAATCGGAGTATTCGGAGCTATTGGAATTCTTTGATTTATTCCAATTACTGACTTTCCTCTTGCAACTGCTAAATATAAGAAAGTTCCTTCTGCAATTACTAAATCAGAATTATCAATCTCCAAATATGATCCATCCGGTTTTCCCATTCGAAATGTTATGCCAGGAACTTTATATATTCCGATTGCCTCTAGTGGATCTAAATGACGAATAGTTATCGTATAAGAATCTTTTATCTTTACCAATGCTTCAAAGACTCGCTTATTGGTATCTTTTGCTTCACTACGCAACATATGACTGCGAATAGACGAGTGTATTGGTGCAAATAAAATTCTTTTTACTTGTGATTTTGCAACAAATTGTTTTATTGGACAATAGCTCCATCCAATAACATGATGTGGGGTTTTTGACTGAATAATACTTGATACATGCTTATGCCCTTCTCCAATTACCAAATTAGCAAAAGCCCATCCATCGGTCTTACTATATAAATCGCTATCCATCCACCATGCGCCAGTTGCTCCATGTGGATAACTAATAATTGTCGCCCCAACAGCTTTATAATTTGCAATAATTAATCTTTCATCCGTATATCTTAATCTGTTTATGTTATGATCAATTAAAGCAATATCTGGATGACGTCTATTATATACCCATCCTCCTAGATTTAATGCTTCGGCGATTGGTTGTCCCTTATGTTGATGATCAATTATAAAATATCTCATTGCAATAACCAGATAAACTCCCATGAACTAACTGGTCCAACAAATTCTTTAACAATATCAAATCCAGCATCCAATAATAGTTGTTCCCATGTATTCCGTTGAAGATGCCATTCTATTTGCTTACTTCCAACAGTCAAGCGCCTATAGACAGTATCACCGGGGGAATATACCAAATTATGTGGAACTTCGAAATAGCAATAACCGCCAGGCTTTATAAAATCTTTAAGATACTTTAAAAATAATGGCAAATCCTCTACATGCTCAGCAACGCCAAGGCATATTACTAATTCAAATTTATCAATATCATCAAACTTTTCGTTTATTGTAAATATAGCGTCTGGCACTTTAGCTTTTGCAATCCTTATTGCAATATCTGATGGATCAATCCCATAAAGTTTTGCATTATGATTATATGACCTATAATTTTGTAATGCAACTCCATTTCCACAACCAACATCAAGTACTTCTTTTGGATTGGAAATATAATCTTTTAAAACCGTAATCATATAATCGCTACGATCAGGACTACCCCATTTATTTGGTTTTTTTCTGAATAACTCATTGTATTCTTTTCGTACTTCTTCTCTTGTTGGCACTAGAATTATCCTCCTTTTTAAAACTAATTTATAGAACGTTATTCTCAAACCATTCCCAAATCATAGCTAATTTCTCACTATCGGAAAGTTGAGTTGGAACAAGTGGAACCTTAGTAACATATTCACTAGAAAGAGAAATCCACTTTGAAACTCCGATCTTACCATATCCATTACGTTCCTCATAAACGAGATAAGTTTCTGGATATTTCGCATACTGGCCAGTTTTATACTCATCGGTCTTTATTGGCTCTGATCGAATGATTAATTGGGTAATTCCTGGATTAATATTAACTTTATACATTGGCTCTGGCATTTCTGGTTCCTCATATCCTGGAAGTGGGGCAATTTCTCCAGTAAAATTATATGTACATACAATATGCATTCCTTTACTAGGAGCTCCATACTTTTCTTCAAATTTCATTGTCGTTCCATACCATGGGTCATTTATGATATAAGATCCATCAACTTTCCCAATAACTAGAACCCAATGCTCATCTAAAACAGCTGTTTCTGGAATCATATCAACATTAATAATTGAAGGGATGCCTTTCATTAGCTGTTCGTCTACTTTATCCATTGCCGCATATTCATAGCGATATCTAAATGAAATGTTGTCATCTAAATATTTTAATGATGACCATACAAACCAATTACTATTTTGGTAACCATTATTTGCTTTTAACCAAGTATTTAATGTGGCTGGTGTAAGATCTTTTCCAAAATATCGAAGCATCATTGTTGCACTTGTAATAAGACAACCATGACTTCCAATAGTTTTCGAAGAAGTTCCTAGTTGAATGCTAGCCCATGATGGATCTCTTTGCGCCAGTGGTGAAATATCCAATAAAATATTATCCATATTAATTTCTCCTTTTTTAAACATATTCCATTCATTCTCAGATTGCATCCATGCATCCAAATCCATGACCTCTCTACCAAGACCAAATTCAAGGCCATCTCCGATTCCATCTGTTCCAGTATCACCATTTCGTGCATATTGCCAAAAATGAATAGGACCGGTCCAGCCTAAAGCATGCATCTTTATAATTACACTTTCACGTGTTCTAACTTTACCATTATCGTCTTCATCATACCAAGCAACATAAGCTGGGCGATGCCTGAAACGTTGGGAAAATTTAGCAAACTTGTTAAGCGATGCATAAATACCATTTATTATACCTGATTCGGTATCGTATACATCAAAAAATCCATCTAAAATCGTTTCAACTCTATCCCAAACTGCATCTACTCCAGAAATGGTACTACTTGGATAATCCTCAACATCGGCATATGTTAACTTTATATCATGATCATCTTTAATATTCGACCAGGCATTTCTCCCTTGAACTTTTCCCCATTCGTAATTACTTAGCCCATAAACATACTCATACTCTGGAAGAGTGTGAGAGTAATAGTCTATGTAAAAATAAGAAATTCGAAAGATCTTATCTTTTAAAATACTCCAAAAAATTTTGAATAATGGATCCGTTTTGGTTCCATGTCCAATTCTAACAATTACAAAATGTACTTTTGTTAAAAGCTTCTCAATAAGCAATTTTAAATCATACTTACTAATATCAATCCCACGAATCGGAATATCATTAAAATTAAGTTCCATCTAGAACTCCTAGAAGATTCTTCTCAACTTTAAATCTTGTTATCTCTGAATAAAATTTTCCACTTGGAAGTTCGATATAACCCTGCATATGCCAATAACCAGAAATATCAATATCACCGTCAATTCCTGTATATTGAATAATCCCATCTTTACCATCAGTAGCAAAAATTGCATCCTTACTAATCTTTACTCCATTTGATTTCTTAAATAAAATCTTTCTAACTGTGCATCCACTTATATCAATTGGAGAGATTCCATCTTCCTCAACAATTGGTATCATGAATACAGTCCCTATATCACCAACATGAATAATTGTATCTGTCATAATCTCTCCAATTCATCATAAGTATCCGAAATTTGCGTATTCAAAATTGATGGGCCCGTAACGATCATACTAAGTTTTGAAGTAGATCTAACTCTACGATTAATGCGCAAGATAGCTATGAAAACTTCAGCAAATAGATCAACAATTCCATATACACTAATCTCACTGGTCCCAAGAATACTTATAGACGCATCACGAACGGCATGAATAACTAAACCAGAAACCGAAACTTCTCCGAACCCCAAGACATGAATAGAGGCGTCCCTAATTGCATGAGTTACTTCACCAGAAATCGAAATCTCGGATGTACAAACTATAGAAATGGATGCTGCAACAAGAACTCCAATTCCTCCAGATACAGAAATCTCAGATGTGCCAATTATTGAACAACTTGCATCTCTAATTGCATGCAATACATCACCAATAATGGAAAGTTCAGAAGTACCAAGTATAGAAACTGATCCATCGACTATGGCTTGCAATAAGTTTCCAACAATAGAAATCTCAGATGAGCCAATTACAGAACAACTTGCATCTCTAACTGCATGAATTACTGCACCGTGAATAGAAATCTCAGATGTACCAATTACAGAACAACTTGCATCTATAATTGCATGCAAGACACTACCAGCAATTAAAATTTCTGATGTGGCTAATACTGAACAACTTCCATTTTGAATTCCTTGGGTCTGAACAGATCCAGTAACAGAAATCTCGGATGAGGCGATTACAGAGCAACTTGCATTTCTAACTATATGCAGAACGCTTCCAACAATGGACATCTCTGACGCGACTAATACTGAAGCAGATCCATCTCTAACTGCATGCAGAACATTTCCAGCAATAGAAATCTCGGATGTAGCGAGTAAAGAAAGAACCGCGTCTTTAATTACATGCAGAACGCTTCCTATAATGGAGATTTCCGATGTACCAAGCACCGAGCAACTAGCATCTCTAACCACATGCGAAACACTACCAACAACCGAAATCTCAGATGTGGCTAATACAGAAACAGATGCATCTTTAACTGTCGAGACACTACCACTAACAGAGATTTCTGATGCACCAATTACTGAACAGCTTGCGTCTTTAATTCTCGAAATACTACCACTAACAGAAATTTCTGACGTGGCTAATACTGAGCAACTTGCATCCTTAATTGCTAAAACACTACCGGCAATGTAAATTTCGGATGTAGCAATTACCGAACAATTTGCATCTTTAATTGCATGCGTTACTCCACCAGAAACGCTAATTTCCGATGTGGCAACTACCGAACAGGCCCCATCATATGTGGATGGACCAATATCCGGTGCTGGTTTTATTGCAATCTGAGTAGCCGCCCAACCGTCCGATGCAAACTGTGTAAAACTTCCTTGCGGGGTCGTATAAGCGGCTTTTTCCTCAATCACTGAAATCGCATAATCATATGTGTTATATGACCATGAACTTCCATTGTAGGTTGAACCATTGTTTAATGCGTATGTACTATTGGATGTTGCTCTAATATAAACCGCATTAACGGTTCCGCCAACTCTGTCTATAACAACAATATATGTTGTCCCGTCAGCTAATGTAATCTGATTACTTCCGGTAAATTCAAATGTTACTGGACTCATATTACCAAATGATGGTATATTAGCAACGCTAATAGACTCCGATGTTGCCAACGGACTCCCTGTCGGAATCTTTTGATTTCCTGCACCAGTTGACGCATAGATTTTTGCGACAAGACTCCCGTCTGGAGCCGGGTCCCCAGCTTCCAAAATAGTTTGAACGGCTAGTAACTTTCCACCTTTTCCATTTACTGCTTGACCTGCTGCATAAATGGTTGAGACATCTATTGTTGTTATAAGATAGCCCGAGTCTCTAAAACATAAAAGCCCATTGCGGTTAAATACAATAATCATACCGCATGTTATGGCAGAGTAGTTATATAGATAACTCGAACCTGCCGTATTATTAGCATACGGAATATCATCATCGTCCATACCAGATACTGCAAATGCTAGAGCGTTTGCTGAAACCGATATGCCTGGTGCTGTCATTATTGCAGAAGTCCCAGTAGCACCTTTAGTATCTATGGTATCAATAGGACTATCCGGATCAAATCCAGTAATTCTAAGTATTAAAACCGCATAGTCTTCACTATCACCAGTAAATGTTACATATCCCCTGGTGATATCCGCTGGTGATATCCGCTGATTCAGCTATCTTATGCCACACGGAAGTATTGTGATCATTGCCAGTAATACTTGCATCTTTTGTAAATCCATGGCTTGAAGCAGGTTCCGGGTCATCGTCTTTTGCAATAAATACCAAAAGTAAATCTCCGACAATAGTGCCATAGGGAATAGTTAAATTAAAAGTTATTACCCCAATCGCTTCTAAATATTTAGCAGATTCAATAAGTACTGGCATTATATCACCTCCATCAAATAAGTAGAGGTGATATCATACTCGCCTTCAGCATTCAATTCAACTGTTAAATTAAAACCTTTTGGAAAGCTATAATTAATATTAACTCCAGGATTAAAAATTTGCGAAAAGGTCTTTTTTGGTGGAGGAGTTAATTTATAAACATTAATTGTCCTTACATTATCACCTAAATTATTTACATTAATTTCGGAAATTTCTAATGTTACATCATTAAAGAAAACAGTTGCTATGAAACTTGGAAAATCGAATTTAGCTAATATTTTAATTGCCATAGCAACTCCTTTCAAAAATTATCGTATTGCAACATCAAATGACCCAACCGGCCATCTAAATAAATCTCCGTTATAAATTGTAATTGGACTATCCAAAGTTTTTACGAATAATAAATTACCACTTTGATCACGCAAGCAAGCGCCAACTGCCTCGGACCAATCTGCCGTTGCAGTCGCATAAACCTCGAGATTCGTATTTTCAGTTGTACCGTCCCCATGATCATCCCAATCGGTAGCACCAAAAACGGAAATCGCCGCATAAGCACCACCAGATAATTCTACACCACCGGAATCAGCTGCATTTGGTAAGGTTGAATACAAGTGAATTTTAATATCTGTTGGTTTTGAATAAGCACTATTACGAAGAATATGAGATAGAAGCGCATTTGCTAAATAATATCCATAATTACCGGTTAATGAAATATCTAAGAGACCGGCAGCAATACTATAAACATCGCCAGGGTCAATATCATTGGTAAGAACTTCATCCGCACCCCACATAAGTAAATTCCCATTTGTCTCTGCATCAAATATACCTACGGCAGCAACTGTACCCTGAACCGTTGTGGCAGTTGGCCACGCAATGATATTCGTATTTTGTGTATGACCAGATGCGGGAACATCCCAAGCATTTACTTGAACTCTTGCATAGGTGCCGCCAGACATTTCAGTTCCGCCACCGCCTTCACCGGGTGAAGCAGTAAATAATCCAAGCCAAATATTTAAACCCGGAGATGTATAAGTTACATTTCTAAAAATATGATCAATTAATTTATCTTCAAGATAATCCGTTAATATT